CGGCTCCGGTGGTCTCGGCGGAGCGGCAGGCGCTGCCGGCACCACGGGAGGCGCGGCGGGCGCGAGCGCCGCCGGTGCCGGGGGCGCGCCCTGCGTCTGCTCGCAGGGTGCCTGTTGCGATGGGTGCCGTCCTCGGCCCGCGTCGTACTTCTGCGGTGAACGCGTCTACGACAGTTGGTGTCAGGCTGATCGTCTCGTCCAGGAGTTCAGGAACCTGTTTTGCTCTGGGACTGAGACCGGGGACTGTACCCGCTGGCACACCGTGCCTAATCGCGAGGTTCATACGCCGTGCGGCGCGGGCTCGATGTGCGTCGACTCGGGTCCACAGCGTGACTCCGCGAGCTGCAACTAGTCGAGACGTCGAATCAGCAGCGTCCCCGACCCGGCAACCAATTGGTTGTTTGCATTTGAGCGAACCGAAAATTTTTCGGATGCCGGGGTCGCAACTGCAACGATGAACGTTCGGCTGATGATCGCGGCGCCTCCGGCCTGCGCGACGCTCGTCGACAGCGCCGATGCTCCAACTACCGAACCGCCCTTCATGAGCTCGACGCTCACTTCGTACGGTGCCGTTCCGCCTGTGACTTGTAGCGGTATCCCCACGTGCACTTCGTAATTGCCTGCCGCTGGAACTTGCACTTCGTTGGAGGCGAGCGAAAAGCTACCCGAAACCTGGTTCACCGTTAGGGTGAAGAGGGCCGCGTCGTCGACATCTGTCCCTCCGATGTTGTACGCCGCAAACGCCTTCGCGAAAATCAGTTGCAGCCCTTGGAGGTACTGAGAAGCTCCGACTTTGTCAGGCGTACCACTCGGTGTGATGCCTGCCGCAGCTAGCACGGCCTGGAGAAACCCCCAAAGGTCATTGACCCACGCCTTCTCGAGCGGAGTTCCATCGCTTGCGCCCGCGACGGATTCGTTCTGCGCTTTGCCGTACGGATAGTCTGCTGGGGCCGTGGTGTCGATTTGGCCAGGATACGAAGTGGAGGGATTGAGTGACATCTTTGCCTATGCCTCGAAGTTGACAGTTCTGGCTTTCGCCTTTTCGCCGTTGTTGAGGCTGCGAGCGGTGAAGGTGTGTGCGAGCGTGACGCTCACTACGGAGCCACCCGCGGCGTCGACGATCTCATCGACAATCCCCGAGATTGCGGCAGCGGTGATTCGGTCGACTCGTGGCAGTACGGAAAGCCCGACGATGAACGGCTCGCGCGAGCGTAGATATTCGTCGATCCCGTCAAAGATGTCGTTCTCGGTCGCCACGGGATCGGGCACGTCCAACCCCTGGACAACCACGTCGAACGCCGTTCGTGTGATCGGCAGCGTGTTCACCGCTGCATTTGCCGGGCGCCTCGAGGGCAGCCCGGCGACCGGGAGCTCGATGGCTGCGAGCACCTGATCGAGCAGCGCCTGATCTGGAATGCCGTCTGCGTCGATGTCGGTCGAGCACTCGACGTAGACGTCGACTTCCCCTGGAAGCTTTCCCGTGTACGGGTAGATGTGCGCGACGCCTTCGACCGTCTCGCCCCATTCCCGATAGTCGGCATAGGCGCCGCCCTGCGGCTTGGCCTGGACGCGCCGAACGATCTTCGCTCGGTAGGCGTCGGGGGTTTCCGCATCAGCACCGACGACCGTCGTCGAGACGACAGTCGCATCGGTTGCGACGTTCGGCGGAGTATTCGCGAACGACAGCACGTCGCCGGGAGCGAGATTCCCGATCGCACCCGAGCCGTTCCCTCCCTGCTGGTCCGAGATCGCCCGGACCTGCACTTGTACGGTCGGAGCGTTGAGCAGCACCGCTGCTGCTACTTCGTAGACGACGCCGGTTTCGGCGCGTACGAGCTTCTTGCCAGCGTCGAGGCTTCCCGTCTGGTTCGTGACGGTGACCGCGATGACGTGCTCGGCGCGCGTCGCCGCGAGCGGATCGCCGACACCGATCAGTCGCCCCCACTCCACCAGCGGACGGATCGTCTTACCGTTGACGACCGTCTCGTCCATCGTCGCGTGAGCGACGAAGAGCTGCAGGAACTGAAAGCCTGCATACTTCCAGATCAGGATGAAGACGCCGGCAAGGATCTTCGCGAGCACACGCGCGAAGGCCTTCGGAAGGATCGGGATGGTCTGCCCGAACTTCGCCTCGAGCTGCGAGATGATGAGATCAGAGACTTCACTGACCTCTTGGGCAGGCAAGCTCATTGCGCTCGACCTTTCCAGGGCTCAGTGAAGGCAAACTCGGAGACCCGCCCGTCGATCGAAATCGTCACGAGGATATGCACCGTGTTCAGAGCTGGCATCGAGCACTCGACGGTGACCGAGTCCGCAACATCTTCGGTGAACCACTGAAGGTCACGGGACGCTGCGTCTTCGATGCGTCGAAGGTTTCCGCTCGTCGCCGGAAGCGAAGCGAGAATGTTCTGGGTCTCGCTGCGGTACTGGCCGGCGAGCTCCGGTTCAGAATGATTTCCCCACCACTGCTTTCCATCGTCGCCCTCGATCCCACTATCCTCCTGGTTTCCGCCGAAAAGGCTCAGGTACGCCGCCGTCTCGAGGCCGTCTGCCATCACGAGCTGCCCGGCAACGACATCGATTTCCCCGCCGTCGTTTGTTTGGTACAGCCTTACGTCGGTCATTGAGGAGGAATCAGGAATGAAGAGGATTCACGTGCTCACGGGTCTGTTCGTTGTGCTTGCCGGGGTCGCGTACTTCACGCTGACGCCGAAGCAGGGACAGAGGCAGCCAGAAAACGGAATGCAGGCGATCTACGAGCAGGTCGTGACCGAAGCGGTAGCGCAATACCAAATCGCCAAGCGTCAGGGCGACCCGATGCAGATCTGCACGCAAGCTGGGCTTGTCACTGCGGGCTACCTTCAAGCTCAGAACGAATCTCAATACCGCGCTTGGAAAGCGATCGAGAAAGCCGACTGCGAGAAGGCCGGACTTCGCTAGCCCGTCAGAAAAATCCCGCCGAAGATCGCCATCGCCGGGGGCGACCCCACGAGCACGAGCCCGTAGGCTGGCGCATTGGGTCCGTTCGCTCCCGGCAGACCATTCTGAAGCGCCACGCGCAGCGCAGCGCCGAGCCCGCTCGCCTTGCCGGTGTACGACCACACCGTGAGACCGCCTGCTGAGAGCTGCATGTTGAGTCCTGCGATGAATTCGATCTGCGCGTCGAGCTGAGCTTCGATTTCGGCTGCGACACTTGGGAAGTCGACCGTAACTTCGGCGCCGGCTACCAGCCCGTCGATACCAAGGTCCGCGACGACAGCGAGGCTGCCCTCGAGAATCACTTCTGGGTCTGGGACGTCCACCCCAAGCGCAACCTGAAGCGAGGCTTCTAGCCCGGCCTTCTCTCCCTCGAGCCCGGCCAGGAATAGATCGAGATCTGCGAGAGCTTCCTTGACGCTGACGTTCCACTCGGCTCCGCCGAGCTCGCCCATGTAGACGAGGCGCTCGTCGGTCGCCGTCGCTTCCTGGTTCGCGGAGCTGCCGGTGTTGAACCCCGTCGAAAAGGAACCCCACGACGAGAAGCTCTCCGTCGCGATGATGATCGCCGCAATATCGTCGTTCGGAGCGGTCTTTCCGAAGCCGTTCGCGGTCGCTGGTGCGAGCCGCGAACCGAAGCCAGCTGAGCGCCCAGAGTAACTCCATCCCGCGATGGCGCCGGTGTTGAGACCGGTTCGGAACGAACCGACGAGCGTGCCCAGAAGCGCAATCGGTGGCGTCAGAAGAGCTATGTCGGCGGACAGGTCCGCAGCGGCATCCACCCCCCCGAAAGCAATATTTCCAGGCGAGAGCTCGGCCGCAATGTCCGCCGGTGTGAGCTGAGCCCCGATGGACAGCGCCAGAGAAACGGGGTCGACCGGGAGATCGAGCGAGACTTGAACGTTCGCGACACCCGCGAGCGCGACGTCTACGAGGTCGAGACCAAACTTCGTGACCTTCGCCCCGAAGCCTGGGACCGACGCGGCGAGGCCAATGTTGATCGCTGAAACGGGCAACGTACCGAGTTGTACGAGCGGCACTTCACGGGCCTGCCTTCACGCTGTTCACGCCGCTGATGATCTTCGCGGTGAAAGGCACGCCGCCCGAAGGCGTCGGGGTCGCCCCCGGCGCCGGCAGGAGAGGCTGCACGCTGGGTAGCGCAACGGTCGCCTTGATCGAGCCGGAAACCATGTCACCGATGCAGGCGACCTTTCGTCCCGGTGCGCTTCCGATGCGCACGTCCGGGCTTTGCACCAGAATCGTGCCCTGCGACTTGATTTCGATCGGTGCCGTACCTTGGTTCAGCACCTCGATGACGATCGTTCCGTCACCCTTCTGCCAGACGTGGCACTTCGTATTTCCCTGCGGGTCGCGCGCGTACGTCCGTTTTTCGCCCGGCGACGCAAGGCTCGGATTCTTAGTGTCGGCGTAGCCGTACGCCTGCAGGTTGCCCTGCCCGGGGGCGTCGTCGCCTGCTGCAACATCGTGCGTGAGCGGCGGGGAATCCTCACCGGGATCTGCGAAGTGCTCGACGGTCGCAAGGTTACCGCCACCGAGATCGACCACGACGTCGACGCCGTGCGCGCCGTCGT